CCCAGTTGAAGACAGTATTTCTACTTCTTCATATTAGCACAACGCAGATAGGCACCTTAAAGGAAACCAGTCTACGAAGGCTTATCCCGATCCTAATAGCTCACGCCATTAGAACCGGGGTCCACCCTTGTTTCAGCTGCATCCGATAGGGAACCGGATATGTCCTACCCCTTCTAGCACCAGCATTACTGCTGATGCACGGGGATCGCCCTCGCCTCTCTAATGAGAGTAGCGAATCTTGAAGACGGTACCATCCGTCCGACTCAGTGACTGTTGAGGCCACTGCAAGATAGGTCTTAACCTCATAACGTTGATACCCCTCATTCCACCGAAAGGTGAAATAAGGGTGTCTCACGTACTTGCGTCTACGAACGTCAAACCGTAAGGTCTGATGATCGTTGTAACGCATGAGCTTGTCAAGACCACAGGGTACATATTCAGCTACGCCGGTGACATCAGGGTCATTAGTGATGGAAAGTTCCATCCCAAAACGACCAAGATATCTCCTGCAATAGCTATACAGGTACGATGACGAGTTCTCGAATCCGTCTGTGCGTAAGTTTTTTGCAAACGCACATAGGGACAAGAGATCAGACATGGCAGTGATCTTATGCTTCTTCATCCGCAATGGAGTGACATCGAGGCCTCTAAAGGCATCGACACCACAGGATTCTCTAAAGAACCCACGGCTAAAGGACTTATGCTTGTTGACCATTAGGCCAGCTCGCTCAAGCCCATCAACCGCACCATCAACGCAACGTGAAGGAACAATAATATCATCACCGAAGACATAGACTTGGAGCGCGGCATCTCTGCCGTACTTTGCTTCTATGCCAGCTCTAGCCAGAGCGAAAAAACAGATGGATTCGACAGGAAAGCATAAAGCATTTCCCATCGGGGCCCATTTGTTTAACGCGATCACTCGTCCATCAGGAAGAATTACTTCTTCCATTCTAGTGCAGCTTAGATGATCGTACTGCGAAGCAAATAAATGCTTCACAACGCGACAACCTAATCGGTCACTAGCATCCTTCAGATCGAGAGTAGCATACTCTCTACTTAGGGAACTTCTCAAAGCCAACTTGCCATTTATCGTCTGGTCTTCGAAATTAATTCGACGACCCGAACGACTAACAGCAAGAGGTTCAAGAACAGCGCGCTGGCCTTGTTGAATCCAAATCGACTCTTTCGGGTGAACGCAGATACTGCGTGGCCCTCGGGAGTCTTTCGGGACATAGACAAGTTTCCCTTTAATCGGGGAACTCGAGTCACGTATATCTTCTTGGTAGATCTCATCAGCATTAGGGCGGAAGCCCATCATGCCGTTGAAGAACTCCCAATATGGATAGTATGGCTCGATGCGAGCATGTATGGTTTTGAACAGTGTCCTTTCAGAGGGATTACAGGGCGGAAAAACCGCCCCAGGTCCATGAAAAGGCACGATCTTTGAGAGGTCAGCATCACCGGTCAAGCGTGACACGACCTTACGAGCTGTGCGCCAGAAAGCAGTGTTGAAGTCAATTGTAGACTCAAACACAGCAACCTGACGATCAGTATTTTCAAAGGAGGCTTGCGCCTCCGCGATTTGTTGATCAGATGGCTGGAACTCAGCTTTGTAACCGAACACAAGCGCTTGTCTTAAGTACTTTATGAATATCGGGTCCTTCGATTGAAGGTACCGATCCCACAGGGGCGTAAGCCACTCTGGGAAGAGCAGACAATAAGTCGGCTCAATGAGGATGTCCTCATATTCAAGATACTTGAGCAAGTCCTTGTCCAACGCTGGACCACCGATGGTGACCCAATCTATACCTAAGTTATCAGGGGCGCAAATGTGCACCTTTGACAACTGAGATATATCGGTTAGCAGACGATTGTAACACTGTAGTAATGCACTCATGGGGATATATATCCTCTGTCTGGTTGCTGACGGTATGGTTTATGAACTTAGGACCCTTTCAGGTCTAAGGAATTACTGCTCTTGGTTGACAAAGATCTCGTCCATAAGGTCGAGCCCCGAGTCATCCTCTTGCAGTGTGCTGATCAGGTGTTGGACAGTGGCAACAATGTCACTGCCAACAACTGCGACGCCTTGCGGCGCCTGCACAACCACGTAAGCGGTAACGTCACCCATAAGGGTACCGCTACCGTCGAGGATCTGCGTACGGTCAAACCGAAGGACAGAACGTCGGGCCGGAAGGCCAGACTTTGAGTCCTTAACGATTTGATGTGCGATAGACATCGTGGTAGGCAAAGTAGCCCCCCGCGATACCTCGATCCGTTTACTACCAGTCTTATCACTGTACGCAAGTTTAAAAGCAAGCGTATCGATGGTCAGATCATTATTCATGGTGTTTTGAGTAGGACTGAAACAGTCCCTGTTAGACTAACATGTCTATCAACGTCTCGCTACTTTTTGGTAGAGCAGAGCACCCGTAAGGGCAAGCTGCTTCTTTCCGAAACGACCAGCTAACGTCACCGCAGAACGCGATGCGCTAATTGGATTTCTGGTGTATACATCGACTGCATTGGAGAATACAGTGGTCCCGATGGAGGGGGATATCGCATTCGGATTGACAATCCGACTACGCCATACCCCTTTATAGGATTCACTGCACCAGGCGTCACTTATCTGCTTAGTATTCCCCGTAAGGAGATTATCAAGCTTGTCAGTGATACCTTTAAGGTTGAAGAACCAATCCACAACGAACGAGTATGGAATCTTTTCCCATATGAAACTCGCTGGGCCAGGTCCTCCAAACTTTCTCAGAAGGTAGTCTAGATCAGCAAAGACTTTAGAGTCATATTGCTGTGTCCGGACTCCCTTTACACCTACGACCCTTTTAGGGGCCGTGGGTACAGCTAATTCACTTGTGAAGTAGCCTGGGAACCAATCTGTTTGAACATTACGAACCAGTTTCCCAGTTATCTGGGTGGACACCGTATCTATTTGGGCACGACGATTTCTGTCCTTTTGCATATCAGAATGTAAATTCTGACACGCTTTGGACATTGTTTTCATGTCTGATATTAACGGTGCTATCCCGAACGACCAAGCTAAGAAACCATTGCTCAGATTCCCAAGAAGCGACCCTTTAGAGGGGCGTTTCCGAAGAGCCTGTATGGTGCCTTCTTGATTAACAGTCTTCACTAGACTGTTTAGTGCTGACGGTATTTGATGAGCTTCAGCTATGTTGAGGATATTATCCACTTCATTAGTTGAATTAAACTTATCAATAGTACTATTCAGCTGATCTTGGATGCTCTTAGGATACTCCGTATGAAACTGCGCCTCACTGAGAGGCGAAGCGTATGACGGGTATTGGCCGTGACCCCACCAGAGCGCATTAGGACCAGTATCTTCGACAACATCGGAGCCAGAATGGTATTTCCATCTGCCCCCGCTGTCGCCGTAGAACTCGTACTTTACGTGTTTGACGGATTTCGTACCTTTCCCGACTGTAATCTTATCAATCATTTCCTCTGGCACAAAATGTGCATAGAAGTCCTGACTGTTAAACGACGAACCGGGATAGGATGGAGTGGACCCATTCAAGGAGTACAATATTTGTCCTCCAGGAATGAGCGTCTCGCCCAATAGCTTTGATCGTATTCTCATAGTCAGAGGGAGCGCACACCAGTG